AGGCAATACGGTCAACGGCTACAACTGCGGCATCTCGAACCAGGTACCAAGCAACCTGACGAAGGGTTCCGCCTCCGGCATCTGTTCGGCGATCATCTTCGGCAACTTCGCCGACCTGATCATCGGCCAGTGGGGCTCGCTTGACCTGATGGTCGATCCCTATACCGGCAGCACCGCTGGCACCGTCCGCGTCGTCGCGCTGCAGGATGTCGATGTGGCTGTGCGCCATGCCGAATCCTTTGCTGCGATGAAGGATGCGCTGACCGTCTGATCCTAGCCATGGCATTCGTCGAATCCTTCGCGCCGTTCTTTGCCGATTTTGGGGTGGATGCCACCCTGAACAGCGTACCGGTGCGTGGGATTTTCGACGCAGCCTATGGCGAGGCATTCGGCATGATCAGTGGTACCGATCCTGTTTTTCGCCTGATGTCATCGGTTGTCGTCAGCAATGGCGCAACCCTTGTCATCGGCGCCGAAACCTACATCGTCATCGGGATCGAGCCAGACGGTACCGGCCTGTCCCTGCTGCGGCTTCAGAAGCAATGAGCCACCTCCGCAAACAGATCCGCGATGCCCTGGTAACGCGCCTGACCGGGCTGGCAACGACGGGGGCCTCCGTCTTCGGCCGTCGCATCCGCCCGACCCTGGCTGTACCGCCATTTCTGCTCGTTTATCTGGGCGACGACAGCGGTGAGCTGCTGACCGTGGACGACTCTCGCTGCGAACAGCACAGCGCCGACCTGGTCATCGAAGCCTACGCCAAAGACACCGCCGACATGGAAGACCTCCTCGACCAGATGGCGCTCGAAGTCCAGACCCAGATCGCAACCACGCCCGACCTTACCTTCGGCGCTCTCATCAAGGATATCGGCGCACCCCGCATCTCGCCCGATATCGATGTCTCACTCGAAAAGCCCTGTGGGCTGAACCGCATCATCTACCCGATCACCTACTTCATCGCCGGCAGCAACCCGGCCGTATCCCTCTAGGAGTCACACATGACCATCCACACAAACTCCGGCCTGAAGCTCTTCATGGAATCGGCCATTGCTCCGGCGACGACTATCACCGCCATCACGAAGGCCGCGCCTGGCGTCTTATCCGCATCCGGCCACACCCTCGTTAACGGCGACATCGTCCTGCTCGAAGTCCAAGGCATGGTCGAGGTGCAGGGGCGCCTCTTCAAGGTCATGGGCGTTGCGGCTGGCACCTTCAGCATTGCCGACGTTGACGGGACTACCGGAATTGACACCACGAACTTCAATACCTTCACCAGCGGCACCGTCAAGAAGGTCACCCTGGGCACTTCGATCACTGGCGTGCAGGACTTTACCTTCGCCGGTGGCGAAATCAAGACCGTCGATACCACGACAGTTCACGATGTACAGGATACGCAGATCGTCGTTGGTGCTACAGCGCAATCAGCCGACATGACCATGCAGTGGGACCCGGCTTCGGCGGCCCAGAAAGCCATGATCACCGCCTTCCAGACCCGTGCCAACAAGAGCTTCAAGGTCCTCTGGCCCGATGGTGCCTATGTGCTGTTCTACGGCACAGTCGGCTACACCGGCGCACCTGGTGGCGGCAAGCAGGGCGTCACCGTATCCCCAGCCAAGATCACCATGCTTGGCGGCCTGACGATCTACTCCGCCTGATGAAAAAGCTCGATCTCGCCCGTTTCCAGAAAAGCCGGGAATCGGACCTCCCGGCCGGCAAATACAAGTTCGTCATCCGTCGCCCGTCGCAACTCGACGTGGCGCGGGTCGGTGCCGAAGGTGGCAACGTCGGCCTCGACTTCGCCTGCCGCTATGTCGTCGGCTGGCCCGGCCTGCTCGAATCCGACTTGCTGCCGGGCGGTGACCCGGAGCCTGTCGAATTCGACAGCGATCTGTTTGTCGCCTGGATCGCCGACAAGCCCGACCTCTGGCAGCCGATCATCGCCGGCGTCATCGAATCCTTCCGTCGCCATGAGGAGGCGAGTGAGGCCCGGGGAAACGTCTAGCCGACTGGCTGGTGACGACCAAGCGGTCGTCACCGCCGCCTGGTCCGCCGCCGATCGAAAGCCGCATGTCGGTGTTGGCCTGGAACCTGATGGGCGGCACGATTGACTGGGCCGCGCTGCCCTGGGTGTGCGATCACCTGGGCATCGATGATGTGGATGCCGTGATTGTAGATATGACCCAAATTCGAGACTTTCTGCAATGAGCCAAAAAACCGAGTTCGTACTCTCCGCCAAAGACGAAACCCAGGCTGCGTTCAACTCGGTCAACGCCTCGTTGAGCAAGATCTCCGGATCAAGCGTCAACCTCGTCAATTCCTTCAAGGGCATCGGCCTGGCCGCTGCCGGCCTGGCTGGTGTCAGCTCCCTGGCCGCCTTCAAGGGCCAGATCGATACCGCCATCGAAGCCATGGGCGGCCTCAAGGATGCTGCCGAGAAGACCGGCGCCTCCGTTGAGAACCTTTCCGCCCTGAAGGGCGTCGCCAAGATCGGCGGCCGCGACTTTGCGGCGATCGAAGGCACCATCATCAAGCTCAATAAGGCCCTGCACGGAACCGACGACGAATCAAAGGGGGCCGGCAAAGCCATCGCCGCCCTTGGACTTGATCTGCAGAAGCTACGGACCATGGACCCGGCCGAAGCCTTCGTCGAGATCGCCCGCGCTCAGGAGAAGTTCGCCGACGGTGGCGGCAAGACCGCCGCGCTCATGGCAATCATGGGAAAGAACGCGGCCGAGATGATCCCCTACATGCACGACCTCGCCGAGCAGCAGCAGCTGGTGGGCAAGGTGACGACCGAGCAGGCCAAGGCTGCCGACGAGTACGATAAGAACGTCAAGCGCCTGACCGCCTCTTGGGGTGCCCTGTCGCGGCAGCTTGCCGCCGCTATCGTCGGCCCAGCCAAAGATGTCACAGACTGGATGGTCAAGGCTCAGAGAGAGGGTGGGGTGCTCATGGGCGTCCTGACCGGTATCGGCATGGCCATGGCCAAGGCTGTTGGCGTTGAGATCAACCCGCTGGCCAGGGCAGAAGGGCAGGTCAATGACCTGTTCAAGACCCTTGGCGAAAAGCGCAAGCTGCTCGAAACCCAGCGCAGCGGCAACAATTTCGTCGGCAATTTCTTTGCTGATCGCACAGCCAATGACATCAAGGAGATTGAGGGCAAGCTCAAGTCGGCGATCGCACTCAAGAACAAGCTGGTGTCAAAGGATGCGGCTGACAATGAGCCGAAATCCAAGGCGCTCGACAGCCAGACATTTGGTTCAAGCCCCAAGGAACCCAAGGGGTCGAAAGCCCGCAAAGAGGCAGACCCTGCCGCCGGCCTGATCGATAGGCTGGACAAACAGATCGCTGTCCGCGCCCTCGATCTCAGCACCACGGAAAAACTGACGGCCGCCGAGAAAGAGGCCGCCGAAGTCCAGGCGCAGGTCGACAGCGGCGTCATCAAGACAACCGCCAGCCAGCGCGAACTCATCAAGGGCAAGCTCGAGTTCCTGGTTGCTGCCGATAAGGAAATCCAGGCGCAGGAAGCCTACAACGCCGCCCTCAAAACGGCCGAAGATGCGATGACCTCGCAGCGCCAGAAGATGATCGAAAGCATCGCCGCCGCCGAACACCAAGCCGAGGTTTATGGCCTCACCGAATCGCAGCTCAGCGCAGTCACCCAGTCCCGGCTGGAGGATGCGCTCGCGATGGCAGAAGCCAATGGCGCCAGTGAAGACACCATCAAGTATTTGCAGGAAGAACTTCGCCTGCGGGGTGAGCTCACCGATGCCCTGATCAAGGTCGACAAGAAGCGCATCGAGCAGCAGGGCGCCGCTGCCGAGCAAACCAATGAATTCGCCCAGCAGGCCGCCCGCAACATCCAAAGCACGATGGCGGATTTCCTCTATGACCCATTTTCTGAAGGGGTCGACAAAATGGGGCAGAAATTTGGCCAGATGGTGCAACGCATGATCGCCGATGCCGCAGCCGCACAGCTCGCCAAGAATCTGTTCGGCAGCATGGGCCAGGCCACGGCCGGCGGCGGATCGGGCGACTGGGGCTGGATCGGCCAGGCGGCATCCTTCGCCG